CAGTGACTTCAAAGTTTTTGTCATGATATTTAAGGTATTCACGAAAGATGTGTTTCATTTCACGCTGCGTCATACCACAATGGGTAGCAGCAGTAGGTAGATTCATTGTAGCATAGAAGAGACCTTCGTTTGCTTCCTTTACGTTTTCAGGTGTCGTCTTCTTCATCGACATTTTCAAAATCCTCTATTTGATTTGCAGATACCTCATGCTCTCCAGCAATAAGATACCAGTGGTGACCAGCACGTTCACCAAGATACATCATCTCATCTTTAGGAAAAGCATTTTCTCGCATTGCTGCCTGGATCTTCAGATGGATCAGTTCTTCTTGACTAGGAACTTTCATCGGAACTCACAACTCATCATAATTTCAACAAGACATGCCAACAGGTTAATCTCCTGGTCAGCAGAAAAAGCAATCTGATACTGATACTTAGCAAGGATCAGGACTACTTCTGGAATGTATTTGGGTTTAACGGTTTCATAGATAGCATCATAGATTTTACGCATGATAATGTTTGCATCATTATCAATATTATCTACGACCCATTTGCGAACTGTAGAGAACTCTTTGTTCTTCAGGGAGTTCATCAACTGAGAGAGATTGACATCAGCAATATCGCAAAGAATATCGGTATCAATCTTACCAGTTGAAGCATGACGTTGTGCTTCATTAATTAGACGACGCCAGTCAGGGTAGTAACGTTGGATCAGTTTGACAACCACCTTGTCCTGATACTCAACTTCATTATCATCCAAGATCTTCTTCAGGCGAAGGAAGAACTGACCTTGGAGTTGTTGCTGCTGCTCCTTCTGGATTCGGAAGTCAAAGACCGTGCAACGGGAGTGCAGCGGTTCGATGATCTTGTTCTGATAGTTACAGGTAAAGATGAAACGACAGTTGCCATGAAACTCCTCCACAGCAGTTCTCAAAGACAGTTGAACATCATTGGTGGTGTTGTCTGCCTCATCGATAATGACCACCTTGTGGGGTGCTCCAGAGGTCAATGAGACAGTCGTAGCAAACTGACGAACACGGTTGCGAACAGTGTCTAGGAAACGTCCTTCATCCGATCCATTGATCACGATGTAAGAGGCACCAATCTCATCACACACTGCCTTAGCAAGAGTGGTTTTACCTACACCAGCGGTGCCAGTAAGGAGAAGATTAGGGATCTCTCCTTTATCAACAAATCCTTGAAATGCTTTTTTAATATTAGCAGGAAGAATACAGTCTTCGATCTTTTGAGGACGATACTGTTCTACCCAAAGGAATTTTTTCATTAAGATGCTTCTGGTTCTAGTGCGACGTAGTAAGTAAGATTAAGATGATGGTGCTTCCATTCAGAAATAAGATGCTTCGACACCTTAACTGAATAGTCACCAGGGTGAAGGCGAATGTTTTCAACCTTGATTGTCAGTTCATAGTCGCCAGTGGTATCTCCCACTACAGTTTGAGAGTAACCATTGCTGGTGTCATTCTCCTTGTCACGAAGTTCCAGTGAAATCTCACCAGATTGTGAACGGAAGACTAGATCGGGAAGACTGTAAATGTTTGCTGCTTTCTGCAGACCAGTTAAATCTTCTTGAGTCAGACTGAACTGGATGTCAGCACCAGGAAAGTTAACATCTTTGTTAGGTGCAGACTTGAGAGTGATCTCAGGATCGGAGAAGTAATACTTAGCAGAACGTCCACGACCACGAATGTATACGTATTCTTGATTGTTGAACTCAAGAGTCGGACTCTCGAAGAGTGACAGACCAGCAAGAAACTGGTTCAGATCGTAGATACCAAAAGTTTGGGGGAAAGATTCTTCGCAAGTGTATTGTGCGATTGCATTCTCACCGACGCTAATGGTCTTCAGTTCACTACCTTCACGAATGAGGATAGAACTGTTGATGGTTGAATAGTTCTTCAGAACTTGAAGCGTTTGATTGGAAAGAAATACTTTGCTCATTGATTGTAGGATTCGGTAACGGCAGTCTTGTCAGAAAAATGTAGGAGTAGCAATGCGTAGTGAAGGATCTTAATGATATCACGACGGGCAGTGCCTTTACGATCGTAGCGTGAAGCATACTTAAGGATGTTGCAACGGCAGAATGCCTCAGCGTCTCCACATGCTTCAATTAGATCTAACGTTTGAATGCTGTCGTTACCAGCAGAATAGTGTTGTCCATAAGTTCCAGAGATGTAGTCACGTAGCTCTTTGATGAGAGCGTCTTCATTATATTTCAAAGTCATTTGTCCCAAATGGATTCTATGTTATCATGATAGCATTCAAAGACGGTTCCGTCAATTGATTGCATGTAGAGTTTGATGCCCTCTCCTCCAATAATTTTAGCAGACTTATAGTCGCAATCTTTCAGGATTGCAACGTGTCCGACATAACCATGGAATTTATCTTCAGTCATCATTAGTTTCGGTGTCAACTTCTGCGTCAAGTTTGCCATAAAGTTCAATGAAAGATTGCTTAGTCTCTTCATCAAAGCGGTTGGTGCAAACCTTGATTGCCTTGAGGCGATCACCAAAGATTACATAAGCACGAATGATATGAGACAAGCGACGGGTAGAGATTACCTCATCGATGCCACCGTCTGCGAATGTTTTGCGAATGACATCTGCCCAGTCTGCAAGTTTAGCACAAAACTCGTCATCTGTCACCCCAACCTTCATGCACAGTCGCTCAAGGATCTTGGTCTCAATCTTAGGAGTAGGATATTCTTGCTCAAAGGTCAAGGCGAAACGCTCAAGGAATGCTTCATTAAGAACGTTTGTGCCAATGAAGCGACCGTCATCAGAACCTTTGCCCTTGGTGTTAGCAGTGGCGATGATGTTGAAACCAGGAGCAGGTTGCACAATGCGACCAGTCTTCTTTAAGTAAACACCCTTGCCTTCAAGAATAGACTGGAGACACATAATCTTATTCGATGCCAGGTCAATCTCGTCTAGAAGCAACACAGCTCCACGTTGAAGAGCTTCGACGACAGGACCATTATGCCAAACAGTTGCCCCATCCACAAGGCGAAACCCACCAATAAGATCATCTTCATCAGTTTCAATGGTGATGTTCACACGGATGATCTCCTTATTTAGAGCAGCACATGCTTGCTCAACACCCATGGTCTTACCGTTACCAGAGAGTCCAGTGATGAACACAGGGTAGAAGATACCAGAGTTGATGATCTTCTTCACGTCAGTAAAGTTACCGAACGGGACAAAGGTATCATCCTTTTCAGGAATCAGATCGCGATTTTCCTGAGCGGTAACACGAATTGGTGCTGCAGGTGCTTGATATGTTTGCTCCAACTTTTCTTGGACAGTAAGATTCCACTTACCACGACCCACATTGTAATCACGAACGCGCTTAACAGCAGTAGGATAAGTAACCCCAAAGTGCTTGCAAGCAGAACGAAGGTGATCGGCATTGATATCGCTTCCAAAGTTCTCAGACAGATAAGAAGTAAGTTGTGTGGTTGTTAAGTCAGACTTAGCAGGCATCGGTCTCTTGTGTTGTATGCATATATTATACACAAAAAAGCGCCCCTAGTGGGACGCTGTGGACCAGTTTCAGAACTGGATCTTGAAACCTGTCGGGGTCTCAATATGTTTTGCCCCCATCTGTTGGTAGTGACGAACTGTTTCAACTTCCTCAGGTGCCTGTGGTTGCTCTGATACCGTCTCTACTGTGTCAAACAGGATCTCTGCTTGCTGAAACGGTTCATCTTCTGAAAAGAGTCTAGGGAATCGAGAACGGAAAGAATTCAATTCGGGTAGATACTTGTTTCTTTTAAACCATTCACCTACACTCTGTCTCCCAAGTTCACATTGTTCCTCATTAAAGTCAGGATATTCGAGGCGAATATTTTTCTTTACGAATGTAAGTTTTACTTTGTCGGAGATTTCTCCCTTCTTTAAAGCAGACACGCCGTCACGAAAAGCAAGGATGCAGATCTTTTTGTTTGTTTCATATCGGTTTTTGACGTTAAAGTCTTTGTTAACGTATTGAAGCTTAGATACTCTGCTCATTTTAAATCAAAAATAATGTTTATTGCACTCTTATAATTATAAGGGATATATCTAAATTTGTCAAGAAATGAGGGAAATAAATGAATTAAGAATTTTTTTGTTGTTTTGTTTTTTTGATATCATCTTACGAAAAGCAGATCTCACTTGAGTCTTGCTAGCACCAGCATCAACTTCCAGTTCAACATCTTCTGTGCTAGTTGCCTTGGCATGGATGGCATACAAAGCATCGTAAGAGATAGGGTTAGGAAGAACAGCAGACTTCTCTTTCTTCCACTGCTTCTGTAGTTGATACAGAGCATCATATTCGTTGTGACAATAACGATGATAGAAAGTAGTCAGACCACTGGACTCAACAATACGGAATCCCATGACGTTGACACCAGGATTGTTCTCCTTTAGGTTGTCAATGAAAAGATTAGTGGTCTCAGTGAAACCATTACTTTTGGAATACATGCGACCAATCTTACGATCACGAAGAATGACATCTCCACCATCGACGCGGCGAACTGTCATGCGAGTAGACTCACCATCATATGAAATCACTTCAGCACCATAACCAGTTCCACATGCCTCACCATCAGTCAGAATCATCAGGTTGACTTTATTGATACCAGTAGATTTCTGGAACTGAGGTATGATATCTTTCATCACCAAGATAGACTCATTCAAAGGAGTGCCAGACAGACCCATACCAATGGTGCCATGGTATGAAACATAGTGTGACATCGAGAATACTTCACGCCAGATGTTACGGCACTGACGATCAAAGTTCTTGGAGTTAGAACGAGACGACAGGATGTTCATCATACGGAAGAAAGACTTATTGATATAAACTTGATTCTTCTCGATGTGTTTCTTGTATGCATAGTATTCATCATTGGTGATCTCAGGAGACTTACCATCAAGAGCACGTTCTGCAGGAATCCACTCATTAGTGAATGCATAAACCTCAAAAGGAATACCAACTTTCTTACAGAACATAGTCAAGGTAAGGAGTTGCTTGATAGTAGGATGCATGACACCACCCATAGAACCAGACCAGTCAAGGATAAACAACATTCCATGGTTCTTACCCTCAGGAATGATAGTGACTTTCTTGAACAGATCTTCGTTGAACTTGTAGGTGTGTAGTTTGCTAGTATCAAGAATACCAGTGCGTGAAGTCATTGCACGAGAGTATGCATCAGCAGACTTCTTACACTCAAACTCTTTGACGAGATAGTTAACTTCTTTCTGAATGGACTTCTTGAAAGAGTTGTATTCTGCATCAGCAAAACTATAGTCATACTGCTCATCGGAGCACTCATCAATCCAGTCATGGATGGTAGTCCAGTCAACAACAAAGTCAGCAGGGTTGAACTTAGGGATGTCAACATAGACATTGCGACCAGAACTATAACGATTGTTTAGACCTTGAGCAGCACGATCAAATGATCCTTGAGTTTGTGACTCACTAATCTCAGCAGCACCACCAGCAGAAGGGAGTTCATTCTCTTCTTCGCGGCGAGATGCTTCTTCCAGCATCTCTTCATGCGTCATGCCATCTTCATCACCTTGCTGCTCAGATTCTTCGTCATCTGTGCTTTGACTTTCAGATGCATCGGAACGACCGTCACCACCAGACTGAGGAACGTTTGCGAGATTTTCCATCTCCTTCTGCTCTTCCTTAGCAAGTTCCCACATCTTCTCTGCTACTGCAACTGCTTCATCGAAGGTCTCTGCTGCAGCACATTCGTCAACCAGTTCCTGCTCAACAGGAGTGAAGTTGATGGAGACACCAGCGGTGCCAATCTTAAAGTGCAGGTTCACACGGTCAATAAAATTTAGAACATCGAGATCCTCATCTGCGATGCCAAAGAAATCTTGTGCATTCAGTTCACTGTAACCACCATAGAAAGACTTTCGTAGACCAGGATATCGTCTCTTCATCAGTTTCTCGATACGTGCATCCTCAGTCACGTTTACATAATCACAAGGGCATGAGAAGTTATCCCATACAGGAGTGTAGAGAGCATGTCCCACTTCATGACCCACTAGAAGATCATAGACAACATTGGATGCCTTATCCCATGAAGGCAGAGTCAAGATACGATCATCCACGTTGAAGGATGCAGTGGAAACATTCTTGTGCTCTACCACAAGGTTCTCGGTTGCCAGCAGACGAGCAAGGTTACCTTTAATCTCTTGGGTCAGCATGTCTCTCTTGCGTTGATGC